CTGCTAGAGTAGCAGCACCTGTTCCACCATTTGCAATTGGAAGCGTTCCCGTCACACCAGTAGTTAAAGGAAGACCCGTAGCATTGGTTAACGTACCACTTGTAGGCGTACCAAGAATTGGCGTAACTAGGGTGGGACTTGTAGATAAGACGTTATTACCAGAGCCTGTGCTAGTGCCAACACCAGTGCCACCTTTAGTAACTTTTAGTAGTGGACCAGCATCAAACAATGCGTCAATAGAGTCTAGGTCTGTATTGATCTTTGTTCCCCAGCTGTCGGTAGATGCACCAACTTCTGGTTTGGTCAGCAATAGATTTGTGGTGGTTGTATCAGCCATTTTTCACCTCATGCGGCAATTTGCCAAGATTCACTATTATCAGCAATTGGAGTCCAAGTCTCACTTGAATCACTTATTGCTGTCCATGTTTCAGCGTTATCGCTTTCTGTTTGCCATTTTAGTCTTGCATTGACCGCCATGGATGACGCTGCAATGAACACAATTTCAGCAGACTGTCTGCGCTGCGCATCCACCGCCATGGTGCTGGTGGCCACAATGACTACGCCACTGTTTCCACTGATGTTGCTGGACACTGTTAGAGTTGATACATCAACAATGTCAAATGCACCAATTGCGACTCTAGTGGCCGCCACCGCCATGGTGCTTGTGTCACTGATGGTGGCTTCGCCAATCGCATACCTGACACCATCCACAGCCATGGTGGATGTATCGCTGATGGCAGCTGATGCATTTGCTAGTCTATTGGCCTCTACGGCCATTGTGCTTGTATCACTGATGGCCAGTGATGCAGAAACAATAGTATTTGCGTTAATCGCTACTGTGCTTGTGTCGGATATTAAGACTTCAGCATCAATATATTTATTGGCAGACACCACCATTGTGCTGGTGTCATAAATTTCAAATTGAGCGCTAGAAATAACTCCAGCACCAATGTCCATGGTGCTGGTTGAAGAAATGGAAACACTTGCAAGGCTTATGCCATAAGAATATTTGCCACTTCCATAAGGACCAGACCCATAGGCTGCCATATCAGGCCAAAGTGATGCTCAAAGATGCGGCTGGAATGCGCAAGACATCGCCAGAATTGATTGTTCGAGCTGTGGTCAAAGGAGCCCAGGCTAACAGATTGCCAGCAGTAGATGCGTCAAAAATGCCTGCCCAGCCTACTGATCCCCAGTTTCCACCAGAAGCAGCTGCAAACTCGATGGCCGCGGCATTGGTGAATGTCGTGGCCGTGCCAGAGCCAGAGATCGTGCCAGTCACCACCCGTGCATAGGCATTGCCAGACACCTCAGTGCCGCCACCCGTGTCACTGGGCGCAGCCGTGAATAGGCCAACATACCAGGCAGTGGGGCGGGTGGCCGTGTTAGTTGTAAATAAAAAATTTAAAACTAGGTTTTCTGTGTAATCGCTGAAAGATGACATGGTTTATTCCTTATCCAAAAGTTTTAGCACGGGTCAGCAATGCACCGCCAGAAGATGCACCGCGATCATCGGCAGTTTGCGCGTCATTCAAGGCTCGCTCATACAGTGTTGCCCATGTCTGGATTCTCGCATCATCTTGCAAGTATGGTGCAGCCTGCAATAGCGCTCCATAAAGATAAATGTCTGGGTTTGATGTCAAAAGCCAATTGGTCGTGTTGCCAGTTGATAACTTTGACAACTTTGCGTAATAGGTTAGCTCGGTCGTGTAGTTTGCGTCTGGTGTTGGGACAATGCGAAACTGGCCGCCAACAATTCCAAAAAATTTTGGTTTGCCGCTGGCTGTGTATTTGGTCATCTCATTGTCCAAGGCATCAATGCTCAAAAACTGCAATGGTGTCTGGGGGTTTGTGCTTGTGAGCTTTAGGGATTTGGTCTCCAAGAAGTCAGCAGGCACAGCACCATACTGCGCGTCAAAAGACGCATTGGCCCTGACGATCATCTGCCTGGTGCGCAGTGTTCTTTCAATTTGTGCCTCGGCCAGAGAGATAAAGTCAGGAATGGTGGCAGTTAAATCTGACCGATTGAGCCAGTCGCCAATAGATGTCTTCAGTTCTGCATAGGTGCTAAGTGCCATTTTTCGCCTCTTTTTCCATCTCTTCTTTGACAATCCAAGTGTGAGGGTGGCCAAATTCAAAAGTGCCTATGTGGCCAATCTCTTGAGAAACGTCATGGTCGATGTAGACTTTAAAGCCAAGCTCTTTGGCTTTCTTACAAAAGAACACATCCTCACCCATGTAGCCCCGTGTTGTCTGCCAAGGCATATCAAACCATGGCTCAGACATACCCTTAAACACCTCGCGCTTGATCAACATTATGCCCGTTCCAATGCTTCCCACCTCTTCCAATCCAGTTGAATCTGGCATGGTGTAGACGGGAATGCGCTTACCGTTCTCATCATAATTCTGGGCAGTTGGGCCAGTTGGCATTCTACGCTTGGCACAGTTGGCAGCCACAATGTCTTTGTCATGGGCCAAGAGCCTCCCCACCATGTCCTGGGGGAAAGTCATGTCTGAGTCAATGAAGAGAATGTGTGTGCAGCCCTCTGCCATGGCATCCAAGCAAAGGTCAGCCCTTTGGTTTTGGATAATTGTGCCTTGCATCAATTTCAGACTGATTGCGTCTTCGGTATTGAGCGTGTGATAAGCCACCATATTGACCATGCAATAGCAATAGTTGGTGTGGACCTGATCACGGGCCGGTGTGCAAACTGCAACGTAATTGCTCATATCTTCCCAGGTCTAGTTCTAAAAAATTGATTGTCAGAATCGTTGAGCCAGCGTTTCATGTACTCTTGGTCATCGATTTTGCCTTCGGCCTTCATCTTGTAATAGAGGGATTCGGGGATGGATGCCACCAAGTGCCACTCACCATTCCAGCTGGCTTTCTCATCCACAGCGTTGTAGATGGCCTTGTTGGCCTCAATGACCGCAGTCACATCTTGCTGGGTCTGGATCGTCACATCGCCAGTCTCTGGATTCTCATGCCAGAAGCGCTTGATGCCTTGCTCTTTGTTTTCGCTCAGTAATCTTTTATGAATCATATTAAAAAAAGAGCCAGATTTCTCTGGCTCTTTCCGTTTGCTTACTATTAAGAAGTAACCAAGTCAGCGGCCAAGCCGTGGGCATTTTCAGCCAACACTTTGTGACCCCATTCCACGATCAGCATACGCTTTTCAGCGTCACCGGTCTTGGCCAATTCGACTTGCTGATAAGGGCGCAGCACTGTCATCTTGGCGTAGTCAGGATCGATCACCCATGCATCACGCTCACGCTGGAATCTATTTGCAATGACCTGTACGTTTCCGAAATCTGAAACATAAATGTCAACTGCGCCAACCAGTGTGGCAGGCTTTGCACCACCATCAATGTTGAAACGGCTAGAAGCGATACCAGAGAAGCCTGACACGCGCTGCTTGTTAACAGGACCGCACATCAAAATCTTAGGTGTACCGCCAGATGTCCACACCTTCTGAATCACATTTTTCAAAATGGTTTCAGTAAATGTGCGCACTGTGCCATCTGTACGGGCGCTGTTTGGCAGCGTTGTATAAGATGGATCAACACCGCTAGTGCCTTTGTCGGTGTTTGTTTTCACAAACGCGCCCAAAGAGGCAGTCGTGCGGGCAGTTGTCGAATCACCAGCATTGGCGATAGCGCCATTGAGCATGGAGAATTCTTGATCGCGCTTAATTTCAGCGCCACGTTTTGCGATCTGGTAAGCCAGTTCGCTGCGACGGCCAGCCTTGTTCACCACTTCTTCAGTAGCTGACAAGATGATTGTCTTGCGTGAAATCTGTGCATAGTTTTGCATACGCACAGTAGCAGTCACTGAGTCAAACGATGCAACATCGTCACCCTCAAGTTGTGCATTGGCAGCAGCTGCGGCCAATGTATCAGTTTGGAACTCAAACAAGCTATTTGACACGTTCTCACGGCCAATGTTGCTCATATATGGAGTTTCTTCTGGAGCTATATTTGTGATGACATTGCTCAAATCTTCCCGAATACCCTTTGCGGAGTAAGTCAGGAATGTGTTACTTACGATAGCCATAATTTCCTCATTTCAATAAAAGTTCAATTGCAGAAGCCGCATCATCGACACGGCCAGTTTTTGCAAGACGCTGCTTTGCGCGCATACTTTCATTTGTTGTCGAAACCCGACCAGCTGCACCAGGCTTGGCTGATCGTGGGCCATTGTTCACCACAGGCTTAATGCCTTGGCGTTTACTTACCATCTGGTCATACATTGCCGCTTTACGCAACAACAAAACCAGTCGGTGATCGTAAACACTCTTCAAATCTTCATCGGAAAAGCCTGCTGCCTTTGCAGATTCAATCACCAGCGCCTTTTCAACTTTTGCCTTCTTAGAATCTTTCCATTCTGGCAAAGCTGCCAAAAGTGCTTCTTGTTGGCTTTCAAGTTGCACCTCCATTGCACGCTGCTGTTCATACTGAGAAACTTGAGACAGACGATACTGTTCGGCCTGAATAGCACCTAGTTTTTCTTGTCTCTCACGCATGATTTCCTTTTGCCTCACCCATTCGATTGGGTCTTCTTGATACAGATAATCCATATCAACTTGAGGCTCCAAAGACTGAAGTTGGGCTTGCAATGCTCCCAACAATTGAGCGTACTGTCCACGCTCGGCCCGTACTGCCTGCGTTTCTTGCTCGACTTGCTTTCGCACTTCGGCAATCTGCTGCGTTTTACGGGTGTAGTCCTGAGTCCTGGAGTAACCCTTCTGAAGCTCGTCTAGCGTGACAGAAACTTCCTTGCCGTCAACTTTGACAGTGAAAGTCTGCTGCTGTTCCTCTTCTTCTGGCTCTTCCTCTTCTTCGGACTGTTCCTCTGAGGTCTCTTCCTCTGGCGCGTCTTCCACACCAGATTCATCCTCCTCAGAAGCCGCTGTCTCGGTTTCCTCTTCGGATTCCTCGACTGGCTGCGTCTCGTCAATTTCTGCTTGTCCCTGTTCGGGGGCTAACATTGCCGAGATAGCACTGGCCGCATCGGCCATATTCATTGCTGTTGTTTCTGCCATAGTAATTTTTTAAATTAGGTTTTTCTGTGATTTGACGATAGCGTTTTGGGCAATCTTGCCGTTGTCCATAATCTTGATCAACTCTTGCCGCAGGCCGTCAATGGCCTGCAACATACACCACGCTGTCTCCCGCCTCGCAGACTCTTCGGGTTTCGATGATCGAAATATCCAAAGTTGGTCACCTTCTAATTTTGCAATCGCTGCATTGAGGGTTTCATCCTCCAGCAGCTGCTTGGCCTTTCGGCCTTTATTTACCTGGTCTTCGTTTGTCACTTACTGTGCCATTCCTTGAAAGGTTGATGGGGGCATCATCTCAGGCGCTGGTGGCTGCGGCTGCGACACAAACTGTGCCGCCTGCTGCTGGGCCAACAATGCCTGCTGACGCATTGCTTCACGATCAATATTCTGGGCCGCATCAATTTCGGCTGTACTGATCTGTGATTTGTACTTTAACTCAATTTCATACTTTTTGAGATACATATCCTGAGCCATCTTGTCACGGGCCAGATCATCATCCAAAAGCATTTGCTGCCTTCTCAGTTCCAACTCGGCTGCCTTCTTTTGAATATCTGCCTTGATTGACTCGGCCTGCACCTGGGCCAAGACTTCCTCTGGGGTTGGCTTGGGTGTGGGTGTGGGCGGCACATAGTCGGCAGGGATATCTTGAAAAAAGCTCGTTGAGTCTTTGAATCCAGATAACTCTACGATTTTTCGCAGGGTATTACTGAACTGCTGGGGCGTGACCAGGGGATTTGTTGGGCCAAGCTGCTGCAAGATTTGCTCTTGCTTGGCCATGATCATCATCAGCGCTTGGAGCTTCTCGTTGGTGTCGCCATTGCCAAGGGCAATATTGATGTTTGCATCCATCGACACATCCCAGAATCTTGGATCGATTTGCACCCACTTGTTGCGCATCCGAACCATTCGGGCTTTGTCCTGGTGTGTTGTGGCCAAGAACAAAATGCCCTTGAATAGCTTTTTCATGCCTTCAGCCAGAATGCGTGCAGTCAACTCAATGCGACCTTGGCTGGCATTGATCGTTGCATTTACCGCGGCCTTGGTGCTTGACTGCAATGCGTCAGCATTCAGTCCCATGGCCGCCTTGCTCATGCCGGTGCGATCTTCCTTGATCTGGTCCATGTATTCCATCATCGGGAATGCGGCCTGACCCACAAATGGGGTTGTCAAAGGCTGGACCATGCCAGGCGCACGCATACGAATGATTGCACCCGTCTCATTGTTCAAAACGTCATCAATGTTGACTTGGCCTTCGACCACTGCCGTGCGCGGGTGAATAGATTGCGCCAGACTGTCTAGCGTGTTCCTGAGTATTTCCGACTTGATCTCTTGCAAGTCGCGGGTAATGTCAAAAATTGACATCGCCTCAAGTGGACTTGTGTGTGGCTCTGGGTCGCAGGGAAAGTCAGCAAATGGAATGTAGCTGGCCGGCAGATTTCGCACCACCTTGTAGCCTCCACCCATGCAGCAGACTTTTCTAAGCTCTGCAATGCCATCATTGTCATAGTCCACACGGGAATAAGCCTCGATGTACAGCACTCTGCGCATCATCGGGTTGGCAGCGTCATTCGTGCCAAATGTGGTGCTTAGTGGCTGGCGTGCCAAATACTCATCATTGCTGTCTAGGTCTGTCGTTGACAGATTCTCTTCAATTTCATCTTGGTCATAGCCCATGGCCATCAGGTCGGCCACAGTGGCCATCTGCCGGTGGGCAATGATGGTCGAATCGTCAAACGATCTGGCGCGTCTGTCCAGCAGCAGCTCCTCTGGTGGCACGGCCATGATCCTGATCCGGCCATCCTTTGTGATACGCTTGATTTGCACATCATGGACCATTGGCGCAGGCATTGCTACGGGCTGGCCAGTCATGGGGTCAACTGTCGATATTTGCAATTCTTCAATTTCGGGGTCAGGGTAAGACGTAATGATCTTGACTTCAGCACCAGGCTCTTGCATCAGCATCTCTAGCGTCTGGTCATCGAGGCCGGTATATTCCTCAATTCGGACCTTCTCTTCATCTTCCCACCAGAATTTGGCAATGCCGCATTTTCTGACCAGTGCATCTTTGAAGATGGCATAACTGGTCAAAAACCCGTTGTTGTCGTTTTGAAATACATAGTTGGCATAGTCTGTCGCCTGCTGCGCCATCTTCACATCTTCTGGTCCACGGGGGGCAAACTCGACCACATTCTCAGAATTAAAGAAAACCCGCATCAGGCTTGGCAGCATGGCCGAGACAGTGTCCCGCACCTCCATGGCCACCACCTTGCTGTTGCCTTCGACCTCATTGCCGAATAAATCACCGCGATAGTATTCAGTCCCTTTGGCGCGTGTGGGGGACAAATCACTGTCCACATAGCTCACGGCATCGGTAAGGTCTTGCGTGATGATGCTTTGCAGTTCCGCATCATCCATTGGCTCTTGGGCTGCAATGTCGGTGCTAATGTTTAATTCGTTCATTTTTTGTTCCTTGCAGATATCGCTTTGGCTTTGGCGCGTGCATCTTCTTTGCTATTTGCGCCCCATGCCTTCAGACTCAGCAGCAGCCTGGTCGGCTCACCACTCTTGTACTCAGGCCCAGGCATATTGCCCATCCGCGCCAAGAATGATGCACGCCTTGGATTGTCGCCTGATTTGACTGGCGCTTTAAGGTCCATGCCGGCAGCCTTTGCACTGGCACGGCCTTTAGCGTTTAAGCCGCCAGACGGGCTTTTGCCTTCTTTACGCTGCCAAGCTGGGGTCTTCATTTCTTTTTCACTGGCTTGGCGGTTTTAGCCGCTGCTTTAAAGTCTGAAGCGCTTGGAGCGCCTTTTGCCCCAGGCTTGCGCATCTTCTCTTTGCTTCCAGCAGCAATTCTTTCGCGTTTAGCATGAATGTTTGCATATAGCCCTTTCATTCTTCATCTCCCATGTCTTCGCCATCCTCACCATCTTGCTCGCCAGTGTTCGGACCACCGACCACCCATGCATCGCACGTTCGGCTGGCTGCACACTTGAAATCAAAAATCTCGCAGTAACCAAGGTCGGCCAGCTTGATCGTTCCCCATGGGTCTGCTTCCATGCCAATGCCCTGGGCAATGCACTGTTTCAGCTTGTCAGACACATTGAATGCCGCGCAGTTACCGCACAGGCTTTTCTTGGCATCCTCGGCTGAGACATCCCACTGGCCAGCCTTCTTTTGCCAAAACGCGCTGTTTGGCAGTTTGGGATTCTCAGGACCATAGGCCGCGCTGGTGATTGCCTTGGCGCGGTTTTTCAGATTGAGCGTAATGTCTTGAGTTGGCATGGGGCAGCTGCTGCCATCACCCTCTTGGGCCATGCCAGATTTGTTGTCCATGACCTGGCTCATGGTGCGTTTTAAGGTAGCCATTATTTTTTCGCCTTGTTCTTTGCCGTGCGCTGACCGCGCATGGGCATCTTTGCCTCAGACATTGCAATGGCAATGGCCTGCTTGGGATTCTTGACCACTGGGCCACCCTTGCCAGAGTGCAGCTTTCCAGAGCCAAACTCACCCATCACTTTGCCGACCTTCTTTTGCGCTTTAGTCATTGCCTTCATAGGTTTCCCCCATTGGTTTGTAAATGCCCAATTATGCAACCCGCGACAAGTTTCTGCGCAGGGGTTGGCTCCATTTGCTTGAGCCTGCTGACCCATACATTCCCGCCACCGCATCGCTGGCAAATGTCAGGACAAAGGCATCGGCCTTGTCTGGGCTTGGCAGCCCTCTCCTCTTGATCTCATCTTTCCCCTCGATGGCGATCTTGCCGTTGCTGGTGAATGAATACCGCACTGTGGCCAGTTCAGCAATCAAGACCTCATCCCGCGGCATCTTGCAGTCCCGAGCTTCGAGCCAAGCTCTTGCCCTGTACCAAAGTTCTGCTTTTAGATTCCTGTAAGTCCCGCCCATGGCCGGTGATTCACTGACATTGATCCCTCTGGCCGGCAGGCCCAGCTCTCGCAGCCGGTCCACCACCCCAGCGCCTAATCCAATGCTATCCACCAGAATCTCTTTGGGCTGCTGGCTTGGTGGCAGCGCCTGATACTCGGCCACCACCGCACCAGTCAGCTGCATCAAGTCCAAATTTTTCCATGTCCTGATCGCCTCAGTCACTGCATTTCCTTGGCGTTTGCATAGTGCTGACCTATCCGATCCAAACCGCGCCACATCCAAGCCCCATAGCATGGGCGCATACTCACTTGGCGCGACATCCCGATTCACCGCACTTTCTAGCAAATCCATGGCAATCACAGTGTCATCATCGCCCTTGGGAAACTCCCCGATCACCCTGATCCGGTAGACGTTGCTCTCTTCCCCATACCGCATGGCCATCTCTTTGACGTACTCATCTGATACCCGTGGCGAGTCAGTGCAGGCCACTTGGAATGTGGTCCACTCATCAGCCAGGCGTGTATGCGTGTCATAGAAAAACCCACTACTTCTCACCGGATTACCCAAAAGCAACGTCACCGCGTTATGGCCAGACATTGAGCCAGCCGCAGCCTCGAACACTTGCTCCGGCACACCAGAAGCCTCATCGGCCACCAGCATCACATTCTCACTGTGAATTCCCTGCAAAGCCTCCGGCTGCTCTGCCCTGCTGGTCCTAGCCGAAATAAACATCTCAGTCGGTGCAGCATTAAATTCAATCCTCTCTTGCTTGACAGTCAGCAACCCCTGCAAAGGCAGTGGCATCGCATTGATCCACCTCTTTAGCTCTGCAAACATCGCGTCATAAAGCTGGCTGCTTGTCGGTGCAGTCACCACCACCTTGACCGGACTCCTGGTCATAAAGTACCAGAGCATGGCCCAGCTGCTTGCTGTACTTTTCCCCACCCCGTGGCCAGACCTGACAGATATCTTGCGATCCCCTCTCGCTATCGCACCAAGAAACTTCACTTGCCATGGGTCAGGGTCAACCCCCAAAACCTCTTGCACAAACAAAACAGGATCAGGCTGATACCGGTCCACCCACTGAGCAAAGACATTTTCTTTCATGGATGAATAGTCTCATAGATGGCCCAAGCCTTGGGACTCATCGCCCATTTATGCGCCTCCAACTCATCAGTTCTGACCAGTATCAGCAAATAGTAGGTCATCGCCAAGTCAAACCGCCCCTCATCAATAGCCTCCATCATCCGAATCTTTAGGTCCAACATCACCACCGACAAATGCAGCGCTGTCAATAAATCAGTCATCTCATCCTCGCTTGTTTCAAATTCCGGCCCGTCTCCCTATCGGTCCAGCACGATGCACATATCCACCTCGCTGCACTCATCTGCACACCACCCTCTGGCGGCTTCATCTCTTCGCACTTATTGCACAGTCTCAACTTATGACCATGCACATTCCCATTCAGCCTGATTTGATTATTTACAAAATTACTCTTCACTGTATTCTCTGAATTTTATTATGTGGGTGCGTTAACCATTTATCACCTAATAATCTAATCGCTTTAATATATTGCAATTGATTATGTCTATTCGTACTACGCGGCACATAATCAACATTGAATAACTGGCGCACTTTAATAAGCATTATCGTGTTCATATAATCCCCACTATGTCGTTGATACTCACCCATGTGTGCCAGATAATCGTGCTGTCTGGCTTTGTCAAAGTGCAAAACACTTTGTTGTCTTTAGGCTCATCAGTGTCTAAGACAATCCACTCCTGGTCATCAATTGTGACTGTCGCTTGCTTCGTTTGCATAGGTTTAAGGTGTTAGTTGATGGAGTTGACATTTTTGCACAATTTAACTTATTTGGTATTTTTTTAAAAAATTTTTTTAGTAGGTGTTTAGTGCCGCCACAGTCGCCCCGCCAAAGCCGGCCAAGGGGGGGGTCGCGGCCACCGACCGCCAGCTGGCCAGCAGCTGGGTTATCCACGGATTTTGGCTAACCTTATCCACAGATTCCTGTGCATAAGTAGGCTTGTAATACTTTTATGCACTTAATTCTGTGGATATCTAGTTATCCACTTAACATAATGGTCGTTGTATAAAGTAGCTGAATGCTTCGGTATTCGTTTACTCGATTGTCACGCTGCGCTTGCGTAATGCATCAAGTGCCAGGCTGCCAAGGTCGATATTGACCAGTGGCTGCTGCTTATCACCATACTCATCTGGCGCTTGCTTACTGGCCAGCCAGCGCCTTGTGTCCACTCTCAGCTTGGCCACTTGCGCCTCTTGAGGGCTTGCACTGTCTGCAATTTCGATAGTTTCCTCTGCTAAACTTCGGCCACCACGCGCCCGCGCACGCGCAAGGGCAGAAGCCCGCGCCTCGCCCCCTCTATCGATCCAATCATAAAAAGCCGTGTGGCTTACCTTCAACGACCTTGCCAAGCTAAGAATGGTCTCACCTTCGGAGAGTCTGTCTAGTATGGTAATTTCGCCACCAGCAGCGTGAATCTTCTTGTTGACATCTGTGGCCTCTTTGCGTGCGAGAGCTGCTTGCTCTTTGAGACCCATTTGCCTTTCGGCAATGTTGTCGGCCACTTCTGCAAGTGTTTGTGCTTTACGTTTTGGTTCAGCCATTCAGATAATCCTCGATTGATTTGATTGCTTCGGCAGCTGATCTGGCGACCACTGCTTGATATCCTTTTGCATTTAACTGCAAACTTACTGCACTTTGTTTGGCTGAGACCACACCGGCCTTGGTCTTCATTTCCACAAATAACGCATGAAAGCCGTTTTTAGGCTCTAAGACGCAAAGGTCTGGCATTCCTGACAAAACCCCTTCATTGTGCAATTTAACGCGCTCTGAGGCCGTTCTATCGCCTCCATTGGGTATTGCTGCAATGATGATGTCAGGATAAAACGCTCTGAAATGTTGCACCACTTTGACCTGGTCAATGTGTTCAATGCTTTTTCGTTTGCGTTTTAAGTCAACCACCATGCTTCGGATTCTACTGCCGAGGCTTTGGCTTGGAATAGATGGCATCGGTGTTTGACATCAGTCGGGAATGCAGCCAGTCCGGTTTTGGCGCACTGGTGTTCGGACCATGTAACAGTTGCCCATCCACCTTTTATCTTTGCTTGGTCAAACATCCATTGCAGTGGTTTTGCATTGACCTTTCGGTGTCTTTCCATCTGCTCGGCTGGCATTGACTGGCGCTGCTCTACCATTTCCGCATTAGCGCATTGATGGCAGAAAACGCGCTCATCTTCGATGAAATCTAAATTTGTGGATAACCTGTGCATAACTTTCCTTTGTGTTGGACCATCAAATGCTCGTTTCTAATACGGAAAGCCCTTAAGGAATTTTCCGCCTTTCCGCATTAGAAACTGAAGTACCTTCCAAGCCGAGACTGGTCTGTGGATAAGTGGGTCTACGACCCCCACTTATCCAACAATCCCTGCCATTGTCTAATACGGAATTCCGCATTAGTTCCGTATTAGTTCCGCCTTTCCGCATTAGACTGGTCATGCCAACTTAACCCAGCCTGACAGTGGCTCGTTTGGTGCGAATCTGGTGAAGATGGCCGTGCCAATGTGCTTGCGGATATAGCCTGCATCACTGCCTTTAACGCTGCTGAATATCTCGGTCCAATCCAGTTGGTAGGCGTTTTGGAGTTCTTTTGGCACAACTGGCCTGCCTGGTCCTCTGCGCATAATGACGCTGCCTTTATCGTTGATGATGGACTGGACCACCATGCAAACCTCATCGCACTTGTCTTGGATGCGCTGCTCTTTGGCACTGTCTTGGATTGATTGCTTGGCGGCCATTCGGTCTTGTTCTGACGACATGGCTGGAATGGCCACCCGACAAATAATCTCTTGCAGATCACCAGCTGCTGTGGTGACCAGTTCTGGAAATGTGATTGAGTCGAATTTGATTTCTCTGAATTGAGGCTCATAGCGCGTTTTGGTCAGCTTTAGGTAGCGCTGGTTATCCTCATCCATGAAAAGCACGCCTGTAAGGGTTGCATCGCCTGTGAATGCTGATGCACCACGGGCCATGGCATCGGAGTCTTGGCGGGAAATTGTTTTGTTTGTGTGGGTCAGGATACAGACTGGGGCTTTTTGCTGTATGAATATGGTCTGCTTGATGGCGGCAATAAAGCTACCCACTTCTGAGTTGTCATTCTCGTTGTCAATATCCATGGTCGCATTGGCCGTGTCCAGAACCAATAATGGTTTAATGCCGTTAACAGTGTGGCGCTCAATATTATGGGCAAGCCTTAATAAATCTTTGACATTTGACCTTCTGGCATCAATAACCACAAACCAGTCGTTTAAGTTATTTATCTTGTAATGCTTTGAATATGCAAATAGTGTTCTGATTATCTGGTCACTGTCTTCTGTCACGATTATTGACTTGCGTTTCTTTTTAGCGTGAATCTCGCAGCCATCTACTGAAAACCCTGCCATGACCATGCACATGGATAAGACTGCTGTGGTCTTACCCACACCAGGCTGACCGGCCAAGATGAAAAACGAATGGGCCATGAATCCCTCGATCAGATAATCAATGGGATTGAGCTTTGTCAGGTCTAAGGCAAGCTCTGGCCATGATGGGTCTAGTGTGTCTGTGGCCACTGGCGCATTGATGACTGCTGCAAAGTCTTCCACCGCTGATTTGCGCTCGGCCTGTTTGGTTGGCGGCTCCCAGCCACAATCTTTGGCGTGTTTATAGAGTGTGCCAAGCCCCACACCTTTGCCCTGGTGAAAGCTCTTCCAGTGGATTTCAATGTCTTTTGTGCCGGCAAACTTTTGGCCAGCCATAGACCATGTCATCCATGGGCCAAGACCCGCTTCTCCGAATTCGGTGTGCAGCGCTTGGCCAAGCTCAATCCACTGGTCATAGTCGCAGTCTGGGGAAATATGGTGCAAAGCCTTGATAGCGCGATCAAGATCGCTGTCATCAAGCCTTGAGCCTAATTGGGTGAAGTCAAATGATTGGCTCGGGGTAGCAGGCTTTGGCTCTTGCAGTTGGTGCTGCTCGATGATGCCCCAGTCTTGCAGCAGCTCATGCAAATCGACTGCCTCTTGAAATTCACCGACCAATTGATTGCCACTAAGTAGCACTGACTTGCCGGCACTGTTTGGCAGGCCAAATACTTCAAGCTCTTGGCCACCACCGAGCTTGTATTTCGGCAGCACCTGGTCAGATTCTTTTGGTGGTTGGACCCAAAGGAACACATGGCGGCCACGGCCTGAGACAGAGACCTCGGTCAGCATCTTGTTGGCCTTGACAAATTTGGCCATGCGCTGGATGGCCACATTGGTTGGGCCACTAGCGTGCTTCATATCCACATCGAGGCAAACCAAATAGTTTCCTGATGCGGAGATGATCGGGCGCTGCTGAACAAGGCCAAGATATTGGCCATGAGGGCATGACTCCATGGCCCAAATGTCTTCAGCGTTGTAGAGGTCTGTCGGGTCTGTATCCCGTGCCACACCTTGGCCAGATCGCTTGTAGGGGATTTTCTTAGAGCCTTGCAGGGCAAAGGTGCAGAAGACTGCATCTGGGGCGACTGTGCCAATCTTGCAGGCGACAGATTGCGACTGTGAAAATGTATCTGGCAGGGGTGTTTCAGTTATAGTTGACACTGAAATTCCTTTAGTTAGGGGTTTCATTGAGGTTGCCATGAGATTGACTTTGACCTGGCAGTGTTAACGCGCTGTCAGGTCTTTTCTTTTGGCAGGGATTGGATTCTATTCTTTCGCCTTGACAAGACTTGGCGCAGCCACCTTTTCACCGACTAGGTCTTCGCTGACTTCGACACCAAGTTTCAAGACAGCACTGGGCGACTTCAACTCCCACATCTTTAGGTTGTCTTTGAATGCTTCCATGACCAGCGCCTCGTCTTTCCAGAATTTTGTCTTACGGCCAGCGCGCATGGTCCAGCCTTGGATTGCTTTGCCTTCAGTGATCTGAGCCTTGGCAGCAGACTGCACGGCATCGGCCCATGCGGCCACCAGAGCTGCGTTGTCTAGCATCTCAGGGGTGACAGTGGTATCAGGCTTGAAGTCGTTTCTGGCGACCTCTTGGACCTTCTCGCGCATACTGGGACAAATGGTCTTGGCCTTGCAGTACCGACAAGCATCAGGGCTTGGGCTTGTGGGTGCATCGCCTGTCAGCGCCAGCTCGGCTGCTGACTTCAATCGCTCACCATGGTCTATCAAGTTTTGACCAGAGACTGTCCACTTGCTGTGGCCAACACGGGGCTGGAATATGTGCATGGTGCATTCGATGGTGTTTGGAGCTTTAAGCTGGCGCATTGCGCCAAGTGCATAGGTCAGCAGCTGCTTGTTGTCATTTGCGTCAACGGCCACACGGCCAGTCTTCAGATCAATGACATGAAGATGGTTTCCATCGACCAGAATGGCATCAGCCGTTCCACCAAGCGCTGGGTGCAGGGATTTGAGACCTTCATCTAGGTTTACTTCGATGAGCTTTTTGCGCGGATTCTCGACCAGAGTATTGACAAAGTCTGCATAGCCTTGGGCCATGGCCACATGGTCCTGATCAGTTCCGGCTGGAATTTCACCATTGCGCAGAATGATTTCAGACAGTTCATGGATCGCTGTGCCAATGGCAGCCGCCTCGCCTGCCGGCTCATAAGGCATGAGGGATTCAAGCCGGTATGAGCCAGGGCAAGACATGAAGCGGTCTGTTCTGGATGCTGAGAGTCGGGCGTGTTTTCGGGTTTCATGTTGCATGGTTTCTCCAAGGGTTAAATGATTTGATTGACGACATTGAGCTTCTTCAGCACCTTGGCCAGCACATTGTGGTCTAGGCTTGCTTTGATGGTCAAAATGTAGATGACGGGTGCAATGCCGTTTTTGGTGATGTTTTCGACACGGCTGGAGGCTTGCTCCAGTGCTGATGTGGACCAAGTGCATTCGACAAAGACAATGGTGTCGGCAGCCGATAGGTCCACACCTTCAGACATGGCGGCAATGTTGCCAATGATGCATTTGGTCTGGCCAGACTGAAAGTCTGCAATCGCTTGGTCGCGCTTGGCCCTTGGCGTATCACCCACCACAATCACTGGTTTGTGGATAAATAGCAGTTTCTCTAACTCGGCCACCACATCCTTATGGTGCGCAAAGACCACCACCGGCTCGTTGGCGACAAGCAAATTCTCGATGAATTCACTGGCAGCCTGCACTTTGCGCATACCGGCTTCCCGCATGATCTCGGCCAAGCCTTCAAAGGCCATGAGCGCGTTTGGGTTGGCCAGCAATGCATCGGCATCAAAGGTTTGCTCTCGTTTGTCATTGGCCAGATCAAACGTGATCAGACTGACTTGTGGCTCTTTGTAGTCTTTGAAAATATCTTCTTTTTTTCTACGCATGACATGGGGCTTCATCAGCTCTTTAAGTTCGACCAGGTTAGACGCGCCACTGGTGTCCAAGCCCCATGGGGCTGACCACATCTTTGCGTACCGGCCTGCAAAGTCGTACCAGCCGCCTCTGTAGATGCCAAGGCCGTGCAGAATTGGCCACAGTTCAATGGGCCTGTTTGGGATAGGCGTGCCAGACAATGCATAAACATGGTCCACCTTCTTCATGGCCAGCATCGCGGCCTTAGTTCTTTGCGCTTTTGGATTCTTAATCCTGTGGCACTCATCCAAGACTAGAGTGTTATATCTGTCAACATTAGTTACACCATATTGCAAAACATCGTAGTTGATGATGGTGATGTCTGCACTATTCACCTCTGAAGCGCCACGTTTGCCGTTGACCACATGGACCGAGACATTGGGGGCCAGTTTGGCAAATGCAGATTCCCAGACTGTCTTGGCAATGGCTGGGCAAACGATAAGTGCGGGTAGGTTTTCAAGTGCAGCAGCTGCTGTGGGTAGCGTCTTACCAACACGGGGCTGGTCGGCCAGTATGGCCCTGCGCCTGGACAGCAAGAAAAGTTTGGCCTCTTGCTGATGGGGGAATAGTTGCATTTCGTTTTCCTCGTTTTAACTTGTCAGCATCATATCTGATTTGTGCTAAAGTGCAATTTCTGTTTAATCGCAGAAACGTAAAAACCCTTAAACATTTAAAAGGAAAAAACCATGACCAGAGTCGTAACCGGCAAAGTTCGCTTCTCTTATTTCTCAGCATTGACTGCTCGCAAGAATGAGATGAACGGCAAAGAGGAGTTCTCAACTCAGGTGCTTGTCCCAAAGACAGACACCGAAACTGTGAATCAATTGAAAGCGGCAGCCAAGGCCGCATTGACTGCCAAGTTTGGGGACAAAATTCCAAAGACTGTGCGCAATCCATTGCGTGATGGCGACACTGAGTTGAAATCTGATGGCGGCCCACTTGGTCCAGAGTATGCTGGCCATTACTTTTTTAACACCAAGTCAACCACTAAGCCTGGCGCAGTGGATGCCCATGGCCATGACATTCTTGGATCACAAGATATTGTCTCTGGCGACTATGGCCGCGTAAGTTTGAATGCCTATGCTTATGACCAGGCAGGCAATAAAGGCGTGTCGTATGGTTTGAACAACATCATGTTGTTGTCTAAGGGTGACTCGCTTGGTGGTGCAAAGCCATCGGCAGCCAGTGACTTTGGCATTGCTGCTGGCAAATCTGCACCAGCTGCTGCGCCTTCAATCGACAGTGACTGGTGATTGGTCGATCAGTTTCTCAAGTGCCAAGTGCAATTGATTGACTGATGTCCACAATGGCTCCACAGTTCCACTTAGCCATCGGCTGACTTGGGACTGCTGGATGCCAGCCTCATTGCACACCGCAGCCATGGTGATCTTGTGAGCCTTGGCCTTTGCTCTAATTGTGTGTATTGATTCCATGGGCGCATTCTAATTGCGCTTTATGTATAAAAACAACACATAAAAATAATTGTTGCAACATAAATAAATTCTGTCAGAATTCGTTACTCCTACTCACTTTAACGAAAGAAAACGATGAAACAGAAAATTATCACAACCCTGATCGAATGCACCTTGGCCATCATCATCTTTGGTGGCATTGGCGTGATGCTGGCTTGGAGGGGTTGAGTCATGAACCCGACACCCAGCTGCCCAAAAGACTTGTTTGAGTTTGTCTGCACCATTGAAGATGTCGATCTGGTGTGCTTCTTGGAATACTGCCCAGCCGAAAAGGGGTCAGTTGACTCATACTTTGCACCTTATGAGCCTGATCTTGATGAATCAATGACCCTTAATAACGCATATATCTTTGACACTAATGTGGACATTGCTCACATTATTTTGCAAGGCTTGGTGGACCACATTGAAGTGACTGCGCTGGCTAAATATAAGGATGGTGATGAATGAGCTGGCTCTTTTCGCAGGCGCTGGTGGAGGAATACTTGGAGGCAAGCTCCTTGGATGGCGAACAGTCTGCGCAGTCGAATGGGAAGCCTATCCAGCAAGCGTATTGTGCGCCAGACAAAATGACGGCCTTCTCCCGCCTTTCCCGATTTGGGATGACGTACAAACCTTTGACGGCCACCCATGGCGAGGCATTGTTGATGTCGTATCTGGCGGCTTTCCATGCCAAGACATTTCAGTTGCGGGGGGGGGGCAGGCCTTGATGGAGAAAGATCAGGAATGTGGCGAGAAATGGCACGGGTGGTTGGCGAAGTTCGACCCCGTTACGTCTTTGTGGAAAACAGCTCAATGCTCGTTAATCGAGGACTCGATAGAGTGCTTGGAGACCTTTCCGAAATGGGGTTTGATGCGAAATGGGGAATTATGGGAGCAGACTTCGTTGGCGCACCCCATAGACGAGAAAGAATTTGGATATTTGCCTACCCCCACGGCTTCAGACCAATACAACGGGAACACAAAAGGGATCGAATATCGAAACAAAAGGATCATCCGGACCAGTCAAACAACGGGGACAGAATTTGGGGCGAAGCTGACAGACTTTTATCGCTTGATAAATGGAGTGAATTTACATCCAAACTTTGCGGAATGGATGATGGGCTGGCCTCAAGGGTGGACAGAGTTAAGGCCTGCGGGAACGGCCAAGTTCCAGAAGTGGCAGCAACAGCATGGAGAATCTTGAGTGAACAATGAACTACCCCCAGCCCTTGATGCCTGCCTCGACTTGGTCAATGACCTACTTCATCCAGAGGTTTATGGTCACGCCATTCCCACTGAAGTTAAAGCCCGTGCATTCGTTGTCAAAACAATGCTGGAGCGCTTGAAAGCCCGAATGGAGACCAGCACATGGCCAGAGGCTTAAAGCCCCGTGTAGAGCCTGCCATCGAGGCAGCGCTTCAAAAGAAAAGTAATCTTTCAGACCTTGACTTGGCCAAGCTGTGCTTTTGTGCCAGGCGCAGTGCAGCCCGAATCCTGTTTGATTTGCACCGCCATGAACTGGTCCACATATCTGGGTATTCCAGAGTGAGCGCCAATGGCCAGTGGCGGCCACTATGGTCATGGGGTGATGGTGAAGATGCTGAAGCGCCTGGGCCAGTGCCAGGCTCAGAGCGAATCAAAAAATACCGCGAGAAAATGTCAGCCGATGACAAAGACTTTGGCTTGGCCAGACGCAGACAGAAAAGACGGGTTGTGAAACGCGACCCACTTGTGGCCGCGTTTTTTGGGTCTTAGTTATTCTTGTGCGCCAATAGCAGCGCCAAATCCAAGCTCTTCAGCCTTTTTGCGCAGTGACTTAGCCAATGGCTCGACCTTCATCATGTTGGCCTTGCCCATCATGGATGCAGCCAGTTTGGGATCAAGCATTGACTCCACCAGCAGCTGCTGAATTTGCTGGTCAGGCAATTTATACAAAAAGTCTAGTGGTCTGGTCATAGTGCGCAGTGTGGTGTTGTCAGCCAATGACTCGCTAAACACACGGCCAATCAGATTTCCCATGCTCATATTCTGGAATGTATTTGAACCAGGTGCTTTCACGCCTGGTGCAGTTGCAGCCTGACCACGATTGATCTCATCAATAATGTTGTCTAGTTTGCGTTGCGCTGATGGTGATAGTTGAGTGCCTATCTCTTCAGCCTTACTGGCCAATTGCCTGCGCAATGCACTGGCTGCCAAGACTGGCTCACCCGTCATCAAATTAGGCTGGCCAGTTGTAACCTTGGACTCAATGCCCTGCATCAAGCGCATTTGGTCAATGGCACTAGATGACTTTTCAAATTTAGTCATGTAATTTTTAAAGCCTGGAGCGCCAGCCTCAATTGCATTGTCAATGACTGGCAACAACTCAGCCATTTGGCCTTTGGCTAGACGCAAATTTGCTTGGTCTCCGGCCAACTTTCCAGCCATGGCATCTGTGATGTCTTTTCTGACACTGTACAAAGCCATGGGGTCAATCGTGCCAGTCTCAGGGTTGACTCGTTTATTAAGCAAGCCACTGACATAAGACATCGCCTCATCAACTGTCTTACGCTGCGTTGCAGGGTTAGACATGATGCCAGAGATAGCGTTTGAAATTGGCTCAATGCTGACTGGCTGCTTGTTGGCAAATGCCGACTCACGCAATGGGGCAGTTACACTGGTGCGCTTGGCTTCAGCGTAGGGAATAGAGCCTGGTGTGGTCACATCACCACCACGGCCACCGAGCTTTCTGAATGATTCAAGCAAAGCCTGCTGATTTGCAGACAGCACGCTTGGGAATGCACCAGACTGGTCCAATGCCCTGATCGCAGTCTCAGCCGCAGCCAGACCAGGATCACGCGCACCAGCTGCTGTGGTAACACGCACACCTGGAACAAGTGGCTGGGCCTGCTGCAAATTAAGTGCTGCTTGCTCTGGATTTGTGGCCAGTCGATTTAAAACATTACCAACAATGGTTTCACGGCCTGCTTGTGTAAATGGTTTAACCATTGCACCAGGAGCTTCTAATATTCTTTGTGTAGGTGACAGTTTTGGACCACCAGGTGCGACCATGCCGGCCAACATTGCACCGCCCACTTGGGCTGCTGGACTTGCTCCACCTTCGCGCAGCATTCCACCAGCAGTGGATGCTGTCAATGCAGCCGCGGTTTGGGCCTTGGGGCTTTGCGCAAAGAATTGAGCCAATTCTTTTGCCATGCCTGGCAGCTTTGGGGCGACTTCACCGGCAGCACGGGCAAGGCCGCTTGTGCCATAACCGGCAGTGGCCACATCTTGAATGATTCGCTCTTGGGGCGTTCTAGCCTCTGGAAAACCAATGCCTGTCAATGTCTTTTCAACCGCTTGGCTTTGCGTTGGAATCTTTGTTCCAGCAGCCAAGTTGAAAAAATTGACCATAGGATCGACCACCATAGGCAGCAGGCCGCCAGCAGTCAATACTGTTTGGGCCATGGGGCGAATAGCCAAACCAGCCTCTCGACCCAATGTGTCTGGTGTTTGGGTTGACGCAATTTTCATCAATTCTGCTGGTGCAGTGGAATTGATAAAGGCAGAGATTTGCTGATCAGTTGCAGTGTCTGGAAACTCTAAAGTTCCAATGCCTTCGATGTTGATTTTTTTCATACTGCCTCACTCAAATTCAAATCGGCCATTGCGGAAAATCATGCGTCTTTCAGCAGTTGGAGTTGTTGGCGCACCCGCTGCTGCCGGTGCTGGCGTATAAGGCTCATAGGCTTTGCCTGCTGATTTTTGCATACCAATGGTAGCCACACGCCTTGCTTCTGCCTTTTGAGCCAGTTTTTCTGGGGTGTCGCCAACTTGCGGGAAATAGGTGTTGTACTCTTGGACCATCTCGTCTTTGCCAATAGCAGCACCAGACTCTTTGCGCAGCTTGGCACGAATCCAATCTTGCGCAGCTTGGTCAAATTTCTGGGTATCGACACTTTGGCCACTACGGGCCATTGCACCACCCACAAACGGAATGGCCTCAAGGGTGCGAGTCCCTGCGCCTGGTTGTGAGCCAGCAGGCAAACTGTTAATAATGCTATTGGACAATTCCATGCGCTGGGCAAATCCAGCAGCATTTGACTGAGCTTCTGTAGGTTGACCACCAGAAACACCTTTGACTTGACCAGTAGCGCCCATGACTGGCATGACAATACCACCAGGTATTTTGGGTATGTATGCAAAGCCTTCTGGGGTTTCTCTGATCTCTGTCGCACCACGGGCATAATTACCTTGAGCAATACCAAGATTTTGCTGGGCAATCCAATTGCTGGCTTTTTCCCCAGGAGTCATGCTCTTTGGAATTTGCTCGATTTCTTTGTTTGTAGCCTTATCACGCACACTGATAAATGCACCAGTATCGGTGTAATTAAACTCAGGACTTCTCTGTACATTGAGCAAACGCATTCCACCAGCCTTGCTCAAGACATAGGAAATTGGCGTACCAGTTGCACTCATTCCAAAATTAGGCGTTGTGCTGAATTCTTCTGGTGGCTTGATCTTGTAAGCCTGATTCAAGTATTTGTCAGCATCCTCTGGCCGGTTGTATGCATTGGCCACATCAGCCTTGCGCATCAATTCTGCAAATCTTTTTTCATCAGCACTTTGTGGTGCTTTTGCTTCAATCTGAGTCATCAATTCAGCACGTTGTGGTGATGGACCCATGCCTACTTGATCCACTGGTGCAGCCATGGCCTGCATAGCCGCTGATGGTGCAGCTGCTGCCGTTGTTGGCGTACCAAGCAAAGCCTTTTGATATTCGTTAAGACGCGCACCTTCTTGCAATTTCTGACCTAAAAGCAAATTTTGAACCGCACCAGCAGTGCCCTTCTCATAAGCACCTTGGCCAGCCTGCAAAGCTGATCCAAGTGCTTGGCCAAGACCAATGCGTTGTGGACCACGGCCACCGGCTTGGAGCAATTGGGCAGCAGCAGCCAGTGTGGCCTGCATAGACAATTGTTCTCTTTGCTTGGGTGTCAGCAGTTTTTCAATTTCGCTGTCACCACCGCCACCGAAAAACGATGCCAAATCAAATTCAGTTGCCATTTTTTACCCCTTAACCGCCGAAAAGGCCAAGAATACCGCCACCAATTGCGCCTGCCGCAGTGCCAATGCCAGGAATAACGCTGCCAAGTTTTGCACCAGCCAATGCGCCACCTAAAGCGCCAGCTGCTGGGTTTGAATATTGGGGCGTGACAGACTGCATTCCAAGATTTGCAGGCTGCGCACCCAATGAAGACTGAACCACACCCAGACGCTGCAAGCCGACATTTCGGATTGCATCCATTTGTTGCTGCTCCAGAGCCTGACGCGCACCGCCAGCGCCCATGACTGCTTGAGCGCCACCAAGACGCAATGCTTGCTGCTGCGCTGCCAAGCCGCCAAGCTGGTTAGCTGCTCCCAATCTAAACTGTGCACCCTGCAAGCCAGCTTGCTGGTTGGCAATGTCGGCTGCTGATCTGCGGCCAATGTCAGCCTGCTGCATGGCCATGGCTTGATTGAATGCCTGCTCGTTTAAAGTTGTTCCAAGTGTGGCAGCCTGTTTGGCAAACCCTGCATTTGTCAAAGCCTCGGCCACACCTTGGCGTGATCCACCAAATGCCTTGGCTTGCATGGCCTGCTGGCCAGTCTGCCTGATGGCCGCTTGGCGTGCAGACTCCAAATCACCCAATGCGTTTTCACGCACCATGCTGCTGTATGGGTTCATGTATGAGCCAATCGTGCCTGGTCCTTGACCAAGGCCAAGATTGGTCTGCTGCGCAGTAATTGTTGCAGGCTGGTAGAACCCGCCATAACCGGCCATTTGCGCTGCAATGTCAGTGCCAGTAATGCCTGGGCCAGCGAGGCCGGTATTGACCAGAGCTTCCTCGCCTGCCTGGTACATTGGATTAAAACCAGCGATTTGCTGGATCGGCAATGCACCGGCAACACCTTGGGCCTGCTGGAAATTGGCTAAGAAAGCCTCTTTGATCTGTGGATCAATCGAGGTTGAGCTTGTTTGTGTGCTTCCACCTTTAGACATATTCTTTCCCCTTAATCCAGTAATGATCTAATTTTTTTGGCTGGCATCTTGCCTTCATTGATCATGTCCAAAAGTCCACGGCCATATTTATCGACTGCTGACTTTTTGATCACATACTCGCCACGATCTAAATATCCCATGCCATCATCTGGTCCTGCCGGATTTGGTCCAAGTAGATTTTTGACCATGCCACCTCTTGCAAATGCAGCATCACCGGCTGCACCAGTACCTGGGCCACCACCAGTATTTCCACCCGCATCTCCAGCCGTACCGCCATCACCAGCCGCACCAGACATCATCAATGCAGTATTTGCAGCTTGATTTTCAGCAGCCAATTTGGCCGCTGCTGCATTGGCGTTGTTGACAGCAATGTCGCTGTACAGATTTGGGTTATAGCCACCCAGTGCCGTGCCAGGCACAAAGTTGGCATAAGGGTTTTGAAATGGGGTCATCTGGCCCATGACCATGCTATAGGGTGATTTTCCACCAGGAGTCACAGCAGGGTTATATTGAGCGCCAATTGGAATGGACTCATAACTGCCAAACTTCTGGCCAAGAGTCATTGGTGCTGCACCATAAGCATTTTGTGCAGTTTGCGTCAGCTTTTGCTGCGCAGCCCAATCGGCAGCATTTTTAGCCTGCTGGGCAGCCCATGCAGTTTCATTGGCTTTTTGCTGGGCAGCCCAATCAAGTGCATTTTTGTCTTGTTGAGCTTTCCATTGACCTTGACGCGCTGCCAAATCAGCTTGAGCTTTAGCCTGCACATCCAGTTCTGCTTGAGTTGTAGCCTTGGCTGCGTTGTAGCGTGTTAATACACTTTCCACAGTCACACCAGTGGCAGCGGCCACATCCTGTGCGCTAATGCCAAGTCGATCCATTTCAGACCGCAACATGGAATCAGAAAGACCAGAGTTTTTGCTGTAAAAGTCAAAAATGTTTTTGTAATACTGCTCTTGCGTCATGCCATTGGCCAAGGCCCAAGCAAGACCAGTTGAACGTGCGCCAGTAGTTGCAGCAAGTCTTTCGGCAGCGATCTTATCAGCAGCAGCTTTGGCAGCCGCATCAGCTGCAATCTTATCAGCAGCAGCTTTGGCAGCCGCATCAGCTGCAATCTTGTCAGCAGCAGCTTTGGCCGCAGCTGTCGCAGTTCCAGTGACTCCAGTGACTCCAGTGACTCCAGTGACTCCAGTGACTCCAGTGACTCCAGTGGTTCCAGTGGTTCCAGTTCTAGTTCCGTTATATCTAGCGGTAATTGTTGCCAAGTCTGTGCCAGTAGCAGCAGACACATCAGCTGGACTCACTCCAAAACGATCCATTTCTGCTCTTAATGCAGTGTCAGAAAGTCCTGAGTTGTTTTTGTAAAAGTCAAAAATGTTTTGGTAATACTGCTGCTGAGTCATACCATTATTTAATGCGTATGTCAGTGCAGCAGATTGGCCGATTGCAGTAGTTCCAGTGCCAGTGACAGCCGCAGCAGCCGTAGCCGCATTTGCTGCTGCGGTTGCCGCATCAGTAGCAGCTTTGGCAGCTGCCGCTGCCGTTCCTGTGTTTGTTGTATTTGCAGCAGTTGACGCTGCTTTATCAGAAGCAATCTTTGCAGCTGCTGCAATAATTGCCGCTTCTTCTGCTGCTTTAGCAGTAGCAGCCTTATCAGCTGCAATTTTATCGGCAGCAGCCTTATCAGACGCAATCTTTGCAGCTGCTGCATCAGCAGCCAGTTTATCGGCAGCAGCCTTATCAGTAATAGCTTTAGCGGCAGCATCAGCCTTGGCTTTCAATCCAGCTTCTGTGGCCGCAGCTGATGCAGCCGCAGCCTTGTCAGCCGCAATTTTATCGGCAGCAGCCTTGTCAGACGCAACCTTTGCAGCTGCTGCATCAGCAGCCAGTTTATCGGATGCAATCTTGTCGGCAGCAGCTTTCTCCTCTGCAACCTTTGCAGCAGCCGCAGCAGCAGCTTTTTGTGCAGCAGTTGCATTAGATGCCTCAATGGCAGCGGCTTCAGCAGCCGCCTTGTCAGATGCCACTTTTGCCGAAGCAGCTTTAGCCGCTGCATCAGCAGCCAGTTTATCAGCAGCAGTTTTGGCAGCCGCATCAGCAGTAGCTTTAGCAGCCGCTGCTTTAGCAGCAGCAGCTTGGTCAGCTGCAAACTTGTCCATTTCAGCTTTTTGTGCAGCAGCCAAATCAGTCGCAGCTTTTGTTGCTGCTTGTTTGTCTACTTCATCGGCCAATAATCCTTTTGATGTAGTTGCCGCAGTTTGTGCAGCAGTAATTGTGGCTTGTGACGCTGTTGTGTCTCTAGCTGTACGGGCTGCCAATTCTTCATCGGCAGCAGCCTTGGCCACCAATTCGGCTTGAGTTTTTGGCACAGCCGCAACATATTGCGTTTGCACATCAGCAGCGCTGACCCCAGTTGCACGGGCCACATCGCCTGCGCTGATGCCCAATCGGTCCATCTCAATGCGCAATTCTGCTGGTGTTTTTGTTTGTAAATTCTGGGCAACATAATCAAAAATACGTTGATCAAATTGCTGCTGGCTCATGCCATTATTTAAGGCCCAATCAAGAGCTTGGGATGCTACTGGAGCTGCCGCAGCTGCTGGCGCTGCTTGCGCTGCTTGCGCTGCTTGCGCTGCTTGCGTCACAGCCTCAACACGCTGCTGTACTGGTGCAAGGTCCACGCCTGTGGCTGTTGAAACATCTTCAGCACTTACGCCAACTTTGTCCATTTCAGCCTTGAGCTGTGCATCACTCATTCCTTGATTTGCTGCAACAAAATCAAAAATGTTTTGATAGTATTGCTGGGCAGTCATGCCATTATTTAATGCGTATGTCAGTGCAGCTGATGCCATATTTATCCCCTAAAGTTTCTTTGCCAATACAGACCATTGTGGACTGTACCCTTCGTCTTTCAAAAATGACTTTTGCCAGCCTCTTCGGCCTGCCAAAGTCACCCTGGTGCATCCAAGTGATTTGCCCCAGGATTCGATCAATGGTCTCATCCGAGAGAGTTCATCTAGGTCGCCACCAGCCAAGAAGTAATGCAAATTCTTCAGTTGTGGGTAGACAATGATCTCTGTCAACACCACCGAGTCTTTGGCCGGCCACAGCTGCAATTGCTGCTTTTCGACCATCTCGGCAATGTCATCAAAATTATGTGTGCCTCCAGAGTATTCTAAGGCAGCCTCCACATGGTGGCGCAACCTTTCCAAATGTTCTTGGTCACTCATCGCTTTCCAGCTGGCACAGCATCAAGTCTCATCACCCCAATGCGCCAGTCGGCCAAAGTGTTACCAGTCACCTTCATGTTAACTTGTCGGCCAGAAAACCTCACTGAAGTTGGGTTTGCTGCCGTATATGGGCCAAATGAAGATTGACTGCCGGTTGGGTAATTGCGGGTTTTAAATGAAACCACAGCCTCACCCAAAGTTTGTTCATCGGGGATGACTTGGCGAATGCTCATAATATTATCGCCATTGCCCAATTGGATTGGTCCAGACTCAGCATAAAGGCTGGCGCTGTCATAAGCAAAACCGACCTCATGCTCGTAGATGTAGCCATCGCTAGACACCATCAAGGGATAAGTAAACACCCCAGCATCAACCCCAGCAAGACGGGCCAATGTGCCAATGTTCCAATGATTTTCGCGGTAGTTAAAAGTGACATAAGAGTCATTTTCATTGCTCGATGCACTTGGGTAAAACCACCAGATTTCACCAAACTTGCTGACATGGACCGCATAAATCTTGGAGGCTTGCGCAAAGTTGATATTTTCAAAAATGTAATCTGACACATCGCTTGGCAGTGGCTTGACATAGCCGTCATAAATCCAAAAGCCAGACTTGCTCATCCAAATGGCTGCCGTATCAATAGCCGCCACTGCTTGGGCCGAAATCAGACCGCAGCCACTTGCAGCCTTTTCAAAGCCATAGACAAAAGGAGCGCCAACATACTGGGCCGTGTGGACATCCACATCGGTAAACAATAGATTCACACCCTTGACCCGCTTGCCGGCCATAAGTGATCCAGGCGTTGCTAATTCATAGTCGCCTGCAAGGTTGTCGCCTGCCGGTGTCCATTGGGTATTGTTCTCCTGGTCGCACCATTGCACCTTGCGTGAATTACCACCAGCACCAAGGGCAAAGATAATGCGCTCTTGGGTGACTAAAACCGCCTTATTGCTCACTGGTGCATTGGTGATGGCTGCCGCTTTTGTTGGCGTTGAAAAGCCCAATTGCCACTCATAAATCTTACCATCCCATGAAGAGCAAGCCACCAAGTATTCACCCCAATTGTCTAGTGACCAAGTGGTGGCTGCAATGGGTGTTCCAGTGTCTGGCCTTGCTACACCATAGGCAAAAATGCCATAGGCGTTATAGCCATAGCCGGTCAGCACTGTAGAGCTTGCGTAGCCTGTGGTGAAGCCCGTTGGCGTGATGTCTTTGAGTGTCCCAAGCGCGTTCATCACATAGAGCTTGGTGTGCGTACCAGCAGCAATCCAGCGATCATTTGCATTGTCGCGCCAAGTGATGATGCCTCGGCATGAGCCTGACATCTGTGAGCTTGACCTGGTGCGCCATCCATTGATGGGGCGCAGTGTTCCCTCATACCAGCGCACTAGGTTTGCGTCATACCATCGGCCTGCTGCCTGGTACTCAGTACCATTTCGGAAAACACCTGGGGGTAACTTTAAAGGTATGTACATAATGGCAATTAGGTAATGTTAGACACAAAGCTCATTGTGACAATGGCTGATGGGACTGCTGGCCGTGTCGGGCTTGTTCCAGCAGCGTATTGCTCAATGGACACACCCGTGTCGGTTGGCCTCCACATTATCTCAACATAGTCAGTCGCATTTAAGCTCACAAAGTAGTTGATGGCAGCAATGGTGTGGTACGGGTCTCCAGCACCTTTTCTTGGTGCAAAACCAAAACGGCTGTTTGAGTTGGCCACATTTGTGCCATTGACCCGGAACCAGACATCCACATCCTGAGAAGCATTTGTCGTGTTTGTAAACTGAATGGAAAACTGCAAGTTCCAGATTCCGGCATCGGCCACAGTAATCCTTGATCCACTGGCAATAGTCACGCCATTGGAAAAGTCTGTGGTGTTAAATGTGACCGCATAAGCCGTGGTGGTGTTGGCAGCCACTTGGTTGGTCGAATCTTGAAATGCCCCATGGGGCGCATTCATAAAGCGCCCACCTCTTGGTCCAAACAATGACCCCAAGACAGTTGAGAGCTTTTTAAAGTAAATATTCAGCGTGCCATTATTCTCATTGAAATGCCTGCGCTCATACACCTCGGTTGGATAACCTAGGGTCGGCTGTGGTGGATTCTCAAGTTGTTGTGTTTGGCTGGCCATAGGGTAATTATGTCAGGACAGACAGCGCATGGTTTATGTGCTTGATCCGATCATCTAGGCCAATAAACCCGCCATTGATCTTTTTGGTCATAGTCCGATAGTCTTGGTTATCTGCATACTGGTTGAGCTTTTGGACATCCCAAAACCAGCCGGCAGTCAGGGCTGCATACTGTGGTGTGGCCACCAATTCTGGCTGCATGATCAAGTCCACACCCAATGCTTGGCCAGCATGGTGATAGTTGGCCGACCCAGTCAATTGGATGCATCCTCGGCCTCTGAACCGATACCCATCGCCACTGGCCTCATCCCTGTTGCCCATGCGGCTGCTATAAACAGTGTTAGCAATGAGCTTGGGGTTTTTGGCGCACATCTGGGCTTTGGCCGCGTCAAAGCGCTTGGGCCAGAGCTTTTGCAATGCTTCAGCGCGATAGTTCAAGTTCTCTTCAAGAATCCTAAACTGGCCACACTCATGGCCACACTGGCCAATAAATGCAGCCTGGCGCAGTGGCGTTGAAATGTCAAAGCGCTGGAAAGTCTCATTAAGCGCATCGACCCACTCTGGGCCAATGTGGAGCTTGGACAGTTTCTCACTATTGACCATTGACCATGCTCCTCACTTCGTTGTAGGCGCTGACGCAGGCGTTGAGCTTGGTGATGGCTTTGTCTCCTTCGGCTGCGAGGTCGATAAGAGTTGCAATAGTCTGTCGCTCAAGTTCGCTTTCATCGGGCTGGCTGGGTTGTGTATTTCCAGTGGCAATGGTGGCACTTGGACTGGCTTGTGGACAACTTGCGGTTGGGAGGCGCAGCCGGCCAGTCCGAGCAAGCTCATGCATAGCAGACTGTTTTTTGACAATATCATCTTGGGCCTTTCTGAGTTTCGTTTCTTGATCTTGCAATTTGTCGCCAAGCTCTTTCTCTTTGGCTCTGGCTTCATCATTCTTTTTGGCAATGGCCAACTTCATGTCATTGTCTCTGTCTTCCCAGCCAAAGTGATAGCCACCTCGGTAAGAACCAAACAAGGCAATGCAGATTGCCAGGGCAATATAGGGTAATGGAATGCCAAACATTATTCTGACTCCTGTCTGGCTGCTGCCAATTGCTCGCGCTCATGGTCATCCTCAAGATGATCTGGTGGCGTTGTGGGTGGTGGACCAGGAGTCCAGCTCTCATCAAGTTCTGGATTAGTCCATGTTGGCATTGCCCCAAAAGGTTGGCTTGGGATGCCATTGGTCTTTGCATTAAACCCGTGATTGTTGCTGTAGCCGTATTGCTGGCCATAGCCTTGCATGGGTTGGCACATTGGCTGCATGGATTGCTGGCCACCAAAAGCCTTGGCAGCAGTCCCCACTGCCTTCTTGCCCATCACCGCACCAATACCGCCAACAATGAGCAAAACAATGTCGTTCAGCATTTTGGTATAAGCCTGGTCAATCGGGGCCATGGATTTGATGGGCTGAGTGACAAAGGTCACAGAGTACAAAAGCGCAACAACAATGAAGCAAAGAATGCAAGTCACGGCAATGACCACAAAGCCCCAGACTCTGACCTCGATCTCATCAGGGGTTAGATTTGGCTTCTGGCTGGTTTGCATTGACTTGTTTCTCCAAGATTGGTGCGACCAGGTATTCTGGACACTGCTGAGTGAATAGACACTTTGGCTTTTGGCATTCTGCTGCATGGAAATGGTCAGGATTCTGGCACTTGTACCGATAGCGGTCTTCGCAGCCAGTCAGCAATAACAGAAGCAATAGATATTTCATTTGCCCAATCCTATCCTACCAAGCAATAAATTGACAATTTTGTCAGATAAATCATCCGGCAAGAATTTAAGAAAACCTAGAAAATACAAAGCCACACATCCGTAAACGAATATTTTGAGTGCCAGGTCAAAAGTTTTTTGATACTCATTCACTTCCCACACCTTCTGGTGGTGGCACAAAAGTCCATCAGTTCATTGATGCCAATAAACACCAAAAGCAAAACAAAAGCCACACCGCCAATGATGATGGCCAACTCTTGCATTTCGGCCTCTTTGGCCTTGGCCGCTTTTTCTGATTTCTGCAAAGACCTCAGTTCTCTTGCGTCATCGATGTCCATCTGGGCTTGACGTTCTTTGATCTTATTCCAGACATCGATTTTGCCTGTGGTCATAAAGAGCATTTTCAGCTCTTCCTCAAAAGCTCTGGCCTGCTCCAGTGCCATCTCAATCTGGAGGGCCGTGCCCATGTTTGAGCCTTTCCCCTTCTTTGCCTCAATCAATGCCTTGGTGGCAGTAGATTTGGCATCAAAGAGCTTGCCAATCATTGGAGCCAGTGATCCTAAGTCACTGGCCACCTTGCTGGCCTTCTTGACCATGCTGATGGCGTTTTGTATCCCTGCTAGGGCTAACATCGGATCAATCATTTTTTCTCAACCTTTTCCCATTTGAGACAAACAACTTTCCGATTGTAGACATCACCAGTCCATGCCCACCTAGTGCATCGATATTCGGCAGCTGCTGCTAATAGGACCAGAGCATAAATCATGGCCAAAACAAAATGATGACAAAACTGCCCCAAATCACAAAAACAGTGATGCAGGCCGCAGCAATGATTGCCACGGCCCAGTCTTTCATAGCCCGAATATCTTTTTTACAAATTCGGCAGCCACGCCTGGACCAAACAAAACGGCAATGATTACCGCATAGAGCAAGTATTCAATCTTTGTCATGCGCTTGTCCCCATCGCGCAATGACCGATCAATGTTGTTATATCTTTCTAAACAGATCGCTTCATGCACGGCAAGCCTTTTGTCAACATCAGCATCCATGGTTTATCAAGGTGCGTCTGGCCATGTGATAGTCCAAGGGAATCCAGACTGGCCAGTCACATCACGCAAAGCCTGGCGATATGTAGCCCATACTGCTTTGTCAACAGGTGAATCTGCTACTTGTGTCCAATCGGAATCTGCTAGTTTCTGACCACGGGTAGCACGAACACTTTGAGCTTGTTGAGAATCTTTATTGGCTTGAT